CGTCGAATACCGTGCTGTGGACCACCTCGCTGATCAGCTCGTCTATGACCGGTTGCCCAAGCGGATCCGGAGGATCCTTGCAAACGCTCCGGCTCGTTTCGTCGCCGCGCCAGCACTCGAGGCATTGGCGGATGGCGCAAGCGTTCGCGACGTCGAGACCAGCCTCCTTTTCGCCATCCAGGACTACACCAAGGCCGTCGAGTTCGAGCGGAAGGCAATGTCATGAGCCGGTACCGTGGCATTGCCTGGGGCTGCGCGATCGCGACCGATCCGGACGAGAACCGGATCAACCACCAGCGGATGATCGACGAGATCAATGAAGCGGTCGCCGCGGACGGCTGGGAAGGCGTGAAGGTGGTTTCGTTCTTCAATCATTGCGGCCGCGCGACCGTCCAGGTCGAGCCAGGCGTGGCGCCTCTCACCCTCGATTATCTCCGGCGGATCAAAGAAGCCGGCAATTCCAACCAACCCGTTTCACCGCCGGCGCGGCCTGGCGAACAAGGGAGACTGATCTGATGCAGGGCGTGAACATGCAGATCGGCGAGGAGCCGGAGCTCGGCTGGATCGAGCTTTCCAAGATCAAGGTCGATACGAGCTACCAGAGGCCGGTGAAGCCCAAGCGAGTGGCGCAGATCCTCCGGGACTTCACCTGGTCGCAGTTCGGCGCGCTGATGCTGGTTGCCCAGGAGGACGGAACTTTCACCGTCTATGACGGCCAGCATCGCTACGAGGCCGCCAAGAAGCACCCGGGCATAAGCAAGGTGCCGGCGGCGATCGTCCGGCTCGGCCAGGCGTTCGAGGAGGCTCAGAGCTTCCTTGGCGTCAACGTCAACCGGTCGGCGATCTCCACCGTCGAGAAATATTGGGCGGGGATCGAGGCCGGCGACGAGACGATGATGCGGATCTGCAGCGTCCTCGACGATGCAGGCTGCGAAGTGGTGCCGGCCGGTACCAAATCGCCGGCGCCGAACCGCACGAGCTCCATCACCGCGATCGAGCGAGCAATCAATTCCTATGGCGACGCGGCCGTGACACAGGCCTGCAGCGTGCTGCGGGAAGCCTGGTCGAAGGACAACGGCGCCCTGAACGGCGTCATGATCCAGGCGCTCGCGCGGCTGTTCCGCAACAACAAACGCGCGATCGACCGGGAGCGCATGGTGCTCAAGCTGAAGGGCAAGGACCGGAAGATCCTCGTCGCCGATGCTGAAATGCTGCGCAAGATCGGGGGCGGTGACGCCTCCCTGAACGTCGCAAAGGCCCTGGTCGAGATCTACAACAAGAGCTTGCAGAAAGACCTGATCGCCCTGGGAGTGAAGCCATGAGCGACGTCGTCACGAAATTCTGCCCGAGCGAGTGGCTCGAGGAAAGCGCGCCGATCCTGATCGAGGATCCCAACGCGATCATTTTCGAGGGCGGCAAGACCGGCTGGCAGCTGCTGGCCGACGAGAAGGATGTCGACGAGGAAGACGATGGCGATGACGATCATCAGGGCTATCGCCTGGCGCTGATCGACGGCGACGAAGTGAGCTTCGACGCCTATCGCGGCTATGGCGTCTTTCTCCTCAATGTCCGGAAAAACGGCACCTGGTCGACCGATCGGCCGATCCCGGCCGACGCGACACATTTCGCGCTCGACGATGGCGACGACGAAAACATGTCGGACACCATCGACGAACTGATCCGGACCGGCGCCGAGGGCATGGCGCTCGAGGCCGGCACCCACCCGATCAACGTCTGGCACTGGTCATTCGGCTACATGTACCGGTTCGAGCTGCAGGACCGCAAGCCGGTGCTGACCTATTGCGGGAGGACGTCGTGATCGACACCGAACAGATCCGCCGCCTGGTCGCGACCGACGAAGATCCCTTCAAATCCGCCTGCGGCGTCGTCGGCGCCATGATCGGCGTGATGGAGGCGATCTACGGAAAGCCGATCGCCCTCCTCTTCCTGCAGACCTTTGTCACTGCGATCGAAGTCGAGGCCGCGGGCCTGGCTGCGCCGATCGCCGCCCATCCTTCAACCGAAACTGAGGAGTAGTTTATGACCGAAGTCGTATTTTCAGGCTGGGCCATCGTCGAGCTCATGGGACACCGCACCAGGCCCGGCCGCGTCCAGGAGGTGGAGCTCGCCGGCAGCAAGATGCTGCAGGTCGACATTCCTGTGTCCGCCGACGATTTCATAACCGAGTTCTACGGCGCGCCGGCGCTCTATTCGATCCGGCCGTGCACAGAGGAAATTGCCCGGGAAAAGGCTGGCTACTCCTATCATGATCCTCGCCCAGTCCGCCCCGTCGACTACCGGCCACAGCCGGCTCTGACGCACGACGACGAAGAATTCGACAGCCCGAACTGACGACCCCTTCCCGCGTCGGCTTTGTCCGTTGTGCCGGCGCGGATCCGCATACCCCACAGAATTCGCATGAGACAGATGAAAAAACAGCGGACCCCATACCAGCCCGACCAGGCGCTGCAGCTGCAGCGCATCGAGGAGCGACGCCAGCGACACCAGATCCCGCACGAGGACCTGGCGGACGCGGCCGACATTCCCCTTTCCACTTATCGACGGATCCGCCGGCGCAACCGGGCCACCCGTGCCCAGGTCAACAATCTGCGTTTTGCGATCCGCACCATCCTGAAGCGCCGGGCCGACGCCGGGCTGATGTTCGAGGGCGCCAATGGCTGACGAGATTACCAAGGCCGCCCGCATCGCCCTGAAAGGCATCCGCTTCGCCCTCTTCCAGGCCGCGTTGAAGCCGACCGATCGCCGATCGGTGGAACTTTACCTGCTGGTGACCGCCTGCGGCGTCAACGGCACGATCGCCGCCGAGGTGTGCGGCTGCACCAAACAGAACGTCTCGAAACTAGTCCGCGCAGTCGAGCAGCGCCGCGACGAGCGGGATTACGACACCGCCATCACCGCCCTCGAGGCGGCAATCCTGGGAGCATGAGCATGGTCCAACAGACAGACGAAAATTTCTTCCTGATGGCCGCGCAGGAAGCGGTGCGCAAACGCGTGATCGAGATCCAAAATGAGGAAATCGAGGCCGCCAATAAACGGGTTGCCGAGCGCGTCAGGGCCGAGGTCGATCGGCTTGCGCTGCAGGTGGTCGCGAAATTCGACCTCTATCGTAACGGTACCGATCTGGTGATCAGGGTGCGGAAAGACATCTGATGAGCCGTTTCGCCGTCGCCAAGGATCATGTTGTCGGAAGCATCGAGAGCATCGTCGCCGAGCTGCTGCACGCAAAGCAGAAGTTCAAGGCGCGCAACCTCTGGAACGTCCGCAATCCTTGGCGCCCGGGATCCAAGGAGGAGCAGATGGTTGTCTGGCTTTCCGGCAACCGTCGTGGCGCCTGGAAAGATTTCGTCTCGGGCGAGAAGGGTGACGCGATCGACCTGGTCGCGTTCGCGCTGACCGGTGCCGTTGATCCGGAAAGCCGGATGACAGCGCTCGAGTGGGCAGAGGATAGATTCGGCCTGAAGACGATGGATCCTCGCCGGCGCGAGCAGCTCGCCACCGAGGCGAGAACCAAACAGACCGCCATGGCCGCGACCGAGAAGAAGCGCCGCACCGCGTCGATCGACCGGGCCCGCAAATTCTTCTTCGCTTGCGTTCCGTCGATCGTCGGGACGCCGGCCGATACCTATCTCGCCGCTCGTCACGCGCCGATCGGCAAGGTGCCCGCGCTCGGCCGCTCTCTCCGGTACCGCCGCGACTGCGAATATTGGCGCATCGATGGCAAGCCCCGCATGCCGGCGATGATCGCGGCCATGGTCGACGTCACCGGCCATATCGGCGCCTGTCACTACACGTTCCTGAAGCCCGACGGATCGGACAAGGCCGACGTGCCCAAAGCCAAGATGATGTTTCCGGAAACATCCGGCCTGGTCATCCGCCTCACCAATGGCCCGAGCGGGCTTTCGGCCGAGGACGCGGCCGGCCAGGGCATTTCCGGATTGTGCGGCCTGGTCGAAGGCATCGAGGACGGCCTTTCGGCCGCGATCGCCGAGCCGGAGCTGCGGATGTGGTCCGCCGGCAGCCTTTCCGGTTTTCGATCGGTTCCGGACCACGCGGCCGTCAACGGCTGGATCGTCTTCAAGGACAACGACTGGGGCAAGCGTCAGGCACAGGAGCAGTTCGACCTGGCGATCGCCCGTCTCAAGAGCTTCGGAAAACCGGTCGAGGTGGTCTCGATGCCGGCGGACTGGGGGAAGGACGTCAACGACGCGATAAGGAGCGGATGGTGATGAATATACTTGAACTCAAAGCGGCAGATTTCGGAGGCGCGGTCGCCCATGTGGCGGCCAGCCAGCTTTTCCAATTCCTCACCGAGGACGGGGATGACGAAGACGACGACCTGAACTGGTATGGCAGCAGCGACACCAGCAGGACAGAGCAGGACGTGCTGGCAATGGCCCGGTACATCAACGGCCGCAAGATCCCCGCCGAACAGCTGTGGCGCTGGGGGGCGATCGAGGGGATCCTCGACGCCGGCCTATTCGTCTCGGCGACGGACCTGCCCCTGCCCCGGCGCATGGCCTTCGAGATCTTCAACGAGGTTTGCGCCGCTGCCCATCACCGCCTCGAACTCGCCCAGCTCGAGCAGCGAAAGGCCGAGATCGCGGCGAAACCGGTGGAGCAGCCAGGCCTGAAGCTCGAGGACAGCATATTCGAGCCGCATGGTTCCCTGGCCGACCAGGAGGAGTACCAGGCGCAGTGGTTGAAGGACCAGGCCAAGCTCGACGAGCAGCTCCTCGAGCAGCAAGCCACCCAAACCAGCGAGCAGGATCCGCCCGCATTTTCCGCCGGCGAGCCGATCGCCGAGGACCAGGACGAACCGGAGACGCCGGCCAGCATCAGCGTGGGAATACAGCAAGGGAGATCCCGTGAAAAAGAAACTGCAGATCAGGGACAGGGCGAGAGCGGCGAGGCGCCGGCGGATCCAGGCGCACAGGGCGATGTATCTGACTTGGCTGACGACGGCGGTGATGGTCGATCGGGTGTCCCGGCGGCAGACGAGGCTGCGGAGGCTCAGCAACTGGGCCAAGCGGTGGCAGAGCAGGCGACCAGCCAAGGTGGCGGCTCAGCTGATGGTGCCGGGACCGCTTCAGGATCTGTCGCCGAGGCCGATGCCGCCCCGCGCGACGCCGAGGAAGGTGGCGATAATCAGCAGCGGTCACGGCACGCTGACGACGGCGACGATGTTGGCGGCGATGGCGGCGATGGGGATGGCGCCGACCTGGTGAAAGAGCCGCCGGCCAAATCCAAAAAACGCGCCAAACCCAAATCAGCAAACTGAAACTGAGCGCCCATTTGTCAACCGGAAGGCGGGTTTTTGACCCGTTTTCCGGCAGAGGGAAAAATAATTTTTGATGGCAGACGAAAGTGACGTCGGCGAGCGCAAGGTGGGCGGGTTCATCCGGACCGCCACCCAAAAAATCAAGCGCAAGATCGCCGAGAAACAGGACCCCTACCCGCCGCGCGGCGGCGCGATCGACAGCGTCAAGCCCGGGCAATGGCTGACGGACGGCCTCTTCGACGATACCGGCTTCCTGCCCTGGAATTGCCCGGTGCGGCCGCTCGGCTATGAGGGCGAGGACTACTATTTTGTCGACACGATGGGCCAGGTGTTCAACACCGGCACGGCCTCGATGGGTGTCGAGCGGATCCAGAAGTTGTTCGCCGGGCACGAGCCCTGGCTTGAATGGGCCTTCCCCTCCTATGCAAAGGGCGGCGGCATTACCGGCTTCAAGGCCGAGCTGGTGCGTCGCGCCCTCTATGCCGCCTGCAGAGAGCGCGGCGCCTGGTCGCCGGCCGACATGGTGCGCGGCCGCGGCGCCTGGCGCGATCCCCAGGGCCAGTTGATCCTGCATTGCGGCGACCATCTCTGGATCAACGGCGAGATCCTCGATACCGGCGAGTATGGCGAGCACCTCTATGTGCGCCGGCCGAAATCGATGACGCCTTGGCCGGATCCCGTCCACAAGGATGACAACCCGGCGCCGAGGATCATCGAGATCCTGCGCACCTGGAACATGGGCCGCGGCGATGTCGACGCAGTGATCACGCTGGGTTCGATGGGCGTTGCCATGCTGGGCGGAGCGCTCGAGTGGCGGCCATCGATCATGTTCGTCGGTGACGCCGGCGTCGGCAAGTCCGAGCTCACCGGCAAGACAGGCGTGTTGAAGACCATTCTCGGCCGCATGATGGTCTCGACCACCAATGCCACCGAAGCCGGTCTCTATCAGCTGGTCGGCCATGACAGCGTGCCGATCGCCATCGACGAGCTCGAGGGGGACGACGGCGCCGAGCAGGCCCAGAAGGTCATCAAGATGGCCCGCGACGCGGCGAGCGGATCCGTACGCATCCGTGGCGGCCAGAACCACAAAGGCGTCGAGTTCCAGGCGCAGTCGACATTCTTCTTTTCGGGGATCAATCCCCCGCCGATGCCGCCGGCGTCGTTGACGCGCCTGGCGATCATCGAGCTCATGCCCTTGAAGACCACAACCGGCAAGGCGCCGGTGCTTCAGTCTTCAGAAACAGTTGGCCCGCGGCTGTTGCGCATCCTCGCAGACAAGTGGAAAGATCTTCAGTATCGCCTTGACGATTATAGCAATATCCTCCGCGAGGCTGGGCACGATAGCCGCGGCCAGAAGACGTTCGGCACCTTCCTGGCGGTGGCCCACACCATGCTCGGCGACGAGGGCCTGCAGGCGCTCGGCCTACCCTATGAGGATCTCTCGGAATGGGGCAAATGGTTGGCGGCCGATACCGTTCCCGAGCTCGAGGGCAAGGCGGCGACCTGGGAACAGGCGCTGATCGCCATCCAGACCAGCGTGATCAAAAACTATTCCGGCGGCGCCAGGCGCACCGTGGCGCACGAGCTCGAGGCGCTGAAGAACAAGGACGGCAGCATCCATGATTTGCGGGAGCGCCTGGCGCTGATCGATATCGGCCTGGTCGATGATCCGAAGCATCGCGGCTATTACCTGCTGGCGATCCCCAACCAGAGCCGCGTGCTGGCGGACGCCTTGTCCGGCACTCCCTTCTCCAACGGTCACCAGGGCAACTGGAACTATGCCTTCCGCCGCGGGGATCCTCGTGTGGTGCATTCCAAGATCGAACTGAAGCCGGGCCAGTTCGACAACCGCGTCAGCGTCGCCGGCCGTCAGACGCGCTGCTGCTTCATCTCCCTCTATGAGTACACACGATGGCTCGCAAAATAGCATTCGCATCCTGCGGTAGCAGAGGACCGCCGTTTTCTGCGTTTTTGGCGGCGAAATCCGGACCCCGACCCTTTGGCGTGCTTGGAAGAGCGCGGTTGACGGTTTTCGGCCTCCTGTAGCGTAACCGAGGGCTGTGCTTCGGCCCTCGTCATCTGTCTAACTGTCTAATGAGTGTCTAGACGGTGAACCGGTTGAAATCATTGGATATTACGCCACTGATTAGACAGTTAGACAGCTAGACAGCAATTCCTCTCATAATGTGCGCAAGCGTGTGCATGTGTATGAGGTACTTCACTGTCTATCTGTCTAACTGTCTAATATCATATATAACCATATGATATTATTACATATTTATCACTAGACAGAGGCTAGACAGCCTCTAGACAGCAGGCGTGATGGCTGGGAATAAAATAATCGAGGATAAGCCGGGCGAGGGTTTCGATTGGCGTTCCGACGCCGACGCGGCGCTGGGCCGCCACGATCCGGATCGGGCCGAGCGGCGCGGCCGTGGGCGGCCGAAAGGCGCGCAGAACCGCAAGACGCAGGACTTCGCCACCTGGTACGATGCCCAAGGGTACAAGGATCCGCTGCAACTGATGGCCGAGTTCATCACAGCGGACCCGATCGGCGTCCAGGCGTTCTACATCGAGAACGAGCGGACCCAGAAGGCGATCGGCAAGCAGTTCGGTCTGGCGGTGCCGAGCCTCGACGACATCCGCAAGGCCCAGTTCGACGCGGCTGCCGAGCTCGCTCCCTACCTGCATGGCAAGGCACCGGTGCGGATCGAGGTGGTCGACGAGCGCTTGCCGGTCCTGGTCATCAACAGCGGCACCAACCAGCTGGAGCAGGCGCGCCTGGTGCACGCCAAGAGCCTATCGGTCGGCCGACCCCTGGTCGAACTGACAGCTAACAAAATCAATGACTTAGCCGAAACGAAAAGCGAAAGTCCCACGGCCGAAAATCCCACGAAGGGAAAAGCACAATGATATCAGATGGATGGCGGATAAATCGACTGATGGGATATCAGTTGCTTTGCGAGGGGGACCGGCATGTTTGGCGGCATCGCCCTCGGCCCAGCGCCAGGCGGCCGGCCACCCATGCCCCCCCTGCATGCCTCACAGCCCCCCTGGGCCGGCCGGCCTTCCCCCGAAGGGGGGCCCACCCCACCCCCCAGGGGCATGCTTTTGCGCACCGATCCACATTTGAGCAGCGGAGCCAAAGGCAATTTCCGGTTGCGTTTTGTGGCTCCTACGCCGCGTCTAGTCTCAACCTGCCTGGGGTCGGGGGTGAAGGAAAACTCACCGGCCGCGACGTTCCCGCACCCTCCTGGGGTTGGGGAGATTTGTTTGTTTGTGTTTGGGGAGGAAGGATTGAGCGGACGCCCTTCGGCCTCCGGCCTTCGGTCGACTTCGGCGGAGCCGGCGCGCCTGCGCTGATGCGCGCGCCGGCCTCTGGCTGCATGGGCTGGCGCCCATGAGCCAGCATATTTCCAGTCTCGTCACCCGTGACGACATCAAGGTCCATACCGACGAGCAGCTTCGCAAGCTCGTCGGCGACCTTGATATCGTCGGTGACTTCGACCCGTTCGACTACACTCCGCCGGGGCCGATCGGCCAGGCCTTCATCAATTCCACCTTCCTCACCAGTTTCATCATGGGGCCGCTGGGAGGCGGGAAGACGACGGCTTGCGCCTTCCGCCGGATTGTCGCCGCCACCCTGGCGCCGATCGCCTGGCATCCGGAGGACAAGAAGCCGACCCGCATGTGCCGCTGGGTCGTGTTGCGCGACACGTTCCGATCTGCGGAAAAGACGGTTCTCGAAAGCTGGAAACAGTGGTTTCCGAAGGGGTTCCCAGGCTCAAAATGGGCTGGCGGCAACGATCGACCGGTGACACATACGCTGCGGTTCATGGGAACCGACGGGATCCGGATCGAGGTCGTCACGGAATTCGCGGGCCTCGGCGAGAATTCGATCGAGACCCTGATGAAGGGGCGCGAATATTCCGGCGCTTGGCTCAACGAAGCTGATACCCATGCCGAGGGTGCGATCGACGACGTCGAGCAGCGTGTCGGCCGCTATCCGTCGGCCAATATCCTGCTGACGGTCCAGGAGCTCGAGCAGCTCGCCGCGAAGCTCGGTCATCCGATCTATTCCGGCCAGCGCCAGCGCCAGGTGATCGGCGACCTCAATGCGCCGACCCTCGACAGCTACGTCTATGTTAAATTCGTCAAGAAGCCGACCGAGGACCGGCATCTGTTCATCCAGCCTTCCGGCCGCTCAGAGAATGCTGAGAACCGCTTCAATCTGGATCCCGACTATTACGAACGCATCGTGCGCAACCAGGACGAACATTTCGTCAAGCGCATGGTCGACAACGAATTCGGTTACTCCCGCCATGGCAAGCCCGTGTTCGAGAAGTTCAACCGGGCGATCCACGTCGCAAAATACCGGATCGAATTCGAGCCACGCCTGACGCTAGGGATCGGCATTGACGTATCGATGAACACTTTGAACCCAGCAGCCGTGTTTGGCCAGGCCAAGGGCGCTCGTATTGCGTTCATCGACGAACTCTATCTCGGGCACGGCGTGGGCGCCGCGCGATTTGCCGAGGGCATCAAGCGCATTCTCGAGCTTAGATATTCGAATGCGACCAGGATCCGTATCTGGGCCGACCCTGCTTCGGAATATGGCGCCGACAAAGAGGGCGGTCAGCTCGCGGCGATGGAGACGATCGCGATGATCTTGGAAATCCCGGTTCTCATCCCGTTCGGCGGATCCAACGAGCTCGGCATGCGCCTTGATGCGGTCAAAACCGAGCTTCGTGGCTATCACGAGCCGGATAGCGAGTTGCTGATTTGCCCCCAGAAGTGCCCGCAGCTGCTCGAGGGTTTCGACGGGAAGTATCGTTTCAAGCGTCGGCCAGAAAAGGCCTCGACAGAATACGAGGAACAGCCGGAGAAGACGCATCCGCATTCTGACTTGATGGACGCCGGCGGCTACCTGATCGGCGGTTTCCGCGGGCGCACCGGCGTCATCCGTGCAGCTGCAGGCAGGGACCAGGAACGCGATCGGCGCGGCCCACCGCAAGGCCGTCCTGGAAATTCCCCCTGGGGTCGGGGGGGATTCGATCCGCACAAGGTCGGTACGCGATGACATTGTCGATCGAGACGCCCGCGACCATCCTCGACATGGCCGAGCTCGGCGGGGCCGGCACCCAGTTGCACTGGGCCGTCGTCAAGGAAATGTGGTCTGCCGGCGAAACCTTCACCTTGCGCGACGGCGATCAGCTGATCGGGCTGTTTGGTCTCTACCCGATCCCGGGCGGTGCCGAGGCCTGGTTCAACGTCCGTCCTCAGACCGCCCAGCACATGCGTTTCATCGTCCGCCAGATCCGGTTGACCTTAGCATCCCGCTCTTACCCTGAAATCGTGGTGCTCTGCACCTCCTGGGCCGGTTGCCGCATCGCGTGGCTCACCGGCTTTCAGTTCGCGGAAAAATCGGAGCGCGGGGAAATCTGGCATGGGCGATTTGCTGGGCGGCAGTGATAGTGGACAAAAGCTTGCGAAACAGCAGGCCGAGCAGCAGCAGCGGCGGACCCTTGCCGACCTAGCGCGCCAGCAGGCCGAGACGGACCAGGCCGCGGCAGGGCCGACCGGCCGCAAAACCGGCGGCCGCATGCTCACCTTCCTCACGGGCCTTAACGCTGATGGTCTGAACAAGTTCGGGCAGGCCTGATGTTCGAAACAGGCAAGCTGAAAGCCCGACGGAACGCGGCAAAGCGGGAGCGTGAAGGCTTTCAGCCCCTTCTCGACGAGGCCTATCAGTACACAATCCCGTTCCGCAAATCGACCAAGAATAGTGGGACCAACGAAAAGCGCGTCGACCAGGTCTTTGACCACACGGCGATCGATGCGGCATTCCGCTTTGCTGGCAAGTTCCAGCAGGATTTCTGGCCGCCAGGCCAGGACAATTTCGAGCTCGCCCCTGGCGTCATGGTGCTGAACCAGGCGGAGCGCGAGGAAATGGCCAAATCGCTCGGCCCGATCGGCAAGGTAAGCCAGGCGTTCTTCCTCGACGGCGACTGGGATATCGCGTTTCACGAGATGGCTCTGGATCTCAACGCCGGCAACGGCGCGATCTTGATGAATTCCGCCGGCGCCGACGAATACGACAAGCTCTGGAACCCCATCTGCGTCTCGATCGACGAGCTCCTCTGGGAGAACGGTCCCAATAACAAGATCTCGGCGATCTTTTGGGACCGGAAAATGTCCGTGCGCGTGCTGATGGATACCTGGCCAGAGGGCCGTTACGGCCATGACCTGAAGGAGCTGTTCCGGACCAAGCCGGAAGACGAGCTCGAGGTGCATGTCGACACCATCTACGATCGGAAAACACGGCGCTGGAACATGCTTGTCTGGTGCGACAAGCAGGAAACCATCATTTTTTCGTCGCAGTCGCGCACGTGCCCCTGGCTGACGGTGCGATATTTCCGCGTGCCAGGTGAAACCTACGGCCGCGGCAACGCCATGCTGGCCATGCCGTCAATCAAGACGGTCAACACGGTCGCACGGCTGCAGCTGCAGGCGGCCGCGATCGCCATGCTAGGGATTTACACCGCCGTCGATGATGGCGTGTTCAACCCGGACCTGGCGCCGCTCGAGCCTGGGGTATTTTGGAAGGTTGCCCGCAACGGCGGCTCGCTGGGCCCGTCCATCAACCGTTTCCCGGATCCTCGCCTGGACCTTTCCAACCTGGTCCTGAACGATCTCCGCATGAGCGTGAAGGCGACGATGCTCGACGAAAGCCTTCCGCCGGAAAACGCCGCGGTAAAGTCCGCCACCGAAATCGTCGAGCGCGTGAAGCGCCTGGCTGCGGACTATCTCGGCTCGTTCGGCCGCCTCGTCAACGACATCGTCGTTCAGGCCGTCAAGAGGACGATCGAGCTTGCCTATAATCGCGGCCTGCTCGGCAACGAAATCGCGATTGATCAGCTGCTCATCCAGGTCAAGGTCAAGTCGCCCCTGGCGATCGCTCGCGAGACCGCCCGGATCGAGAAGATTATTCAGTGGCTTGAGATGGTTTTGGCCATCCTGACGCAGGCCGGCGCGCCAGGCAGCGTCAGCCGCATCGCTCACATCGAAAAACTGATGACCGACGTCGGCCGGGATATGGGTGTGCCGGCCGAATACATCGTCACGCAAAAGGAGCGTGAAGCCATGGACAAGCAGGCCGCCGAACAACAGGCGGCCCAGCTCGCAGCCCAGTTGGCTGCAGGCGCAACAGGAGCGGGTTAATGCGTGTGAACCCTATGGAAAGCCTGATCAGCGACGCCTCCCGGGCGGGCTGGGATTGGTTCGATCAAGCGAAACCGGAGGTCAAGCGATCGCTCGACGTCAATCAGTCGAAAGACGTCGAGGACGCCAAGGCGATCGCGCGCGCCTGGGCCCGCTTCGCGCGCAGCTCAGACGGTAAAAAGGCGCTCGAGCGGTTGTTCGACACCACGTTGCGGCGCTCGGTCTTTTTCGCGCAGCTCGGCCTGGACCCCATGTCCATGGCGGTGTTCGGCGCATTCCGCGAGGGACAGAACGCCCTCGCCCACGAGATTGCCCGCCAGATCGGCTTGGGCAATGCCGAGGCAATCAAGCCTCGCGACACCTGAAGGACGGCGTGACATGAGAGACATTCTTTCCCGGCTTCGGCCGGTTTTCGAGGGTGAAGGCACCGGCGGCGGTGGCGGCAATGGCGGGAATGATGGCGGCGGCGCATGGACCCCGCCCCAGGGCCTTCCGGCGGAATATGCAGGCAAGGACGCCAATGAGACGCTCGGCAAGCTGCTCGGCGGCTTCACGGACGTGAACACCCGTTTCACCGGCTTGCGCGAGAAGCTGTCGAAGATGCCGTCGGCGCCGGAAAAGCCGGACGCCTATACATTCGAGCCTGACGAAAAATTGAAGCCGTATTTCGGCGATGTCGGCAACAACCCGGCCTTTGGCCACGCTCGCACCGCGGCTCATAAGTACGGGCTTAGCCAGGAGCAGTTCGCCGGCTTCATCAGCGAGACCTACCAACCGATGGTCGAGGCCGGCCTGCTGCCGAAACCCTTCGATCCAACGGCAGAAGTGAAGGGCTTCATGTCGGCGACCGGCATGGACATCAAGGGTACCCACGAGGCGCTGGCGGCCAATGAGACGTTCGCCAAGGGCCTGTCATCGCAGCTGAAGGACATTCCCGAGGCGATGAAAGCCGACGTCGAGGCGACCTTGCTCGGCCTGACGGATACCGCCGTCGGCAACGTGCTGATCAAAGCCCTCTCAGGCCGGCTAGCTGAAAACGGCATTCGCATCACCGGCGACGGCGGGGCCCAGGGCGCATTGACGGCCGAAGACCTGAAAAAGCTCGACAAAGATCCGCGGATCGACCCGGCAAACCGCGATCATAAGGATCCTGCTCAGCGCTACGATGAAAGCCTGCGCAAGCAGTACGACGACGCCTACGCGCGTATCTATCCCAGCCGGTAAAGTTGACCGAACTTCCGCCCGCTTATCGTCATGATCAGCACACGGGCGGACCTGCAAAGCCTGCGGCCTCTCCGGCCTGGACCGGACCCGCAGGCGATTGGCGGCCTCTCCACCTCGGTGCACTCCCCAACACATCGAGGATCTTTCCATGACGCAAAATGCGCCGAACTGGAACACGACCCAGTACGCCAACCGGGCCATGCACATCTACCAGCAGAAGGGCAACCGACTGCGACCGACCGTCACCCAGGCGATGCGGATCGAGAACAACGAAAAGGGTATCTTCTGGCTCGCTGGCAAGTCCAAGGCCAAGAAGATCGAGCGCCGCGAGCGTAACCAGCCCAGCAACGCTGAACGCAAGAAGGTGGAAGTCCCGCTCGCCACCTGGAAAAGCTTCGATGTTATCGAGGAATACGACGTCGACCGCATGAGCGTCGATGAGAAGGAAGTCGTCTATACCAGCGGCGCCAATGCCCTTGGTCGCGCGACCGATATCGAAATCTACGCCCAGATGGCGACTGCCGTCCCTGCGATCGGCGGCCTGGACTTCACGGCCGGCGCGTTCAATGCCGCCAACGCATTGACGCTTTGCGCCGCGCTGCAGAACGACAAGGTGCCGTGGGATGGCAACGTCTATTGCGGCCTCCCGGCTCTGCAGTGGAACCAGTTGCTCGCCAACAAGGTAGTCAACTCGGCCGACCACGTCGGGCCCGATATTCCGTTCGTAAAGGCCACTGACACCCGCTTCTGGAACGGCGTCAACTGGTTCCTCTTCGTCGAGGAGGATCCGCTGGACCTTTATCCGGTTCCGGGCGCCAACCAGCAGGACCTGTTCATCTGGCACAAGACCGCGATGGGTTGGGCAAACAACACCGACCTCAGCGTCATCACCGACTGGGACAACTACGAAAACTGGTGGACCGTCAACATGACCGCGAAGGGTGCGGCCTCTCCCATGCAGGAAGGCAAGGGCATCAAGCGGTTCCGGACGTCCAGCAACTCCGCGATCGCCATCGTCTAACGCCGGCGCCGGCGCTGCTTTCCAGGCGCCGGCTCCCTCTCCGCTTCAACCAGCAAAAAGGAGCCAACCATGGCTTTCGATAAGAAGGGCTTCCGGACGGTCGACTTCATGTTCAACCCGTCCGGTTTGGCCGGCGCCAATCTCGGCGTCCACAAGTACGTGACCAACGATGACACCGCCGCGGTCGCGACCGCCGGTTACTTCAATGCGCTCGCCAAGCTCCTGAAGGTCGGCGACCACATCGACATGACGCTCGATCTCGACGGGACGCCGATGCGCCGGAATTACATCGTCACCGCCAATACCGGCACCGTCGTCACCATCGCCGCCCAGAACGTCGCCTGACGCCTGGCCGCCCTGCCCTCGCCGGTGTCACGCCCCGGCGAGGGTTTGCCGTTTCCGGAGAGTGACCCATGGCCCTGCTTACCGTCGAAGACATTGTCAACGCCGCTTGTGCACTCATCGGCGAGGAGCCGGTGCAGAGCCTGACTGAGGATCTCGGCGGCGGCCAGAGCGCGTCGATCCTGTACGAGCACATCGTAGATTTCAATCTCGGCCTTCAGCCATCCGGTTTCCACTTCGCGCGCGAGGTCCGGCAGCTTTCCCTCGTTACCGACGCCGTCGCCTATACCGGTTTTGAGTTCGTGTTCGACGTCCCGGGTGCCAGGATCGGCCCACCGGTATTCATGACCGATGATCCGAGCGACCCCGATCGCCGCTACACCCGGTTCATTCTGACCAAGGGCCAGGTCCACGCCGCCGACAATCCCCTTTACGCAATGGTCAAATTTCGGCCGGATCCCCATCACTGGACGGCGACCTTTCGCATGGCGACGATCACCGCGCTTGGCGGCGCATTGTCCTTCGCGATCGCGTCCGACCGCAACACCATGCAGGCTATGGAGCAAAAGGCCTATGGAACGCCTTCGGAGAACTTCCGCGGCGGCCAGATGCGCACCGCTCTATCGGAGGACGGTTTCGCCAATCCGCCTCGGCGCAGCAATGTCGACAACAACCCGCTCACCATCGCCTGGAGATCCTGATGGTCGCGCGCCCTGGACGGATGCAATCCGCATTCACCGCCGGCGAGCTCGGCGAATATCTCTACGATCGGACCCAGCTCAAGTATTTCTCGACCGGTCTGCAGCACGCCGAGAACATCGTGATCATTCCCCAGGGCGGGTTTCGGTTGCGAGACGGCCTGCGACTGATCGGCAACCTGCCCGCCAACGCTTCGAAGATCTTCCCGTTCCACGCTTCGAACGGCAGCGCCTTTGACCTGGTGTTTTCCGGTGAGACCTGCCAGATCTGGACCGCGACGAACGTCACTGCGACGCTGACCATTTCTGGCCTTGCGCCAGTCGTCTCGGAAATGACGTTCGCCCAGCAGTCCGACACGATGTTCCTGTTCCACAACGATCTCAAATCGAAGCGGATCCGTGTCACCGATAGCGGCTGGCTGGTAGACGATCTACCCTATGAGAATATCCCGAAATATGACTACGGCGCGGTCTACACCAATGGCGTTCCCGCAACGTGGCGGGTGCAGTTCGTCGGGCTCGATGTTGGGGACATTTACGTGATCACGGTCTCCGGACAAGAGACCGAAGCGCTCAGTTTCGGCACGGACCTGATCAAGGATGCGATCGAAGACCTCCCCAATGTCCAGCCCGGCATTACCGTCACCCCGCTTGGCGGCGGCATTACCGAAATCGTATTCAGCGGGGTCGGCAACGAGGGGGACGGTTGGGCTGTCTCGGCAAGGGTCATCAATAGGGCGGATGCCGCGATCACGTCCTCGAAACGCGTCGCCGGGGTCATGCCTGGCGAGCCGGTGATTTCCGCACTGCGAGGCTGGCCGCAATGCGGCGTCTTCTGGCAACAACGTCTGCTGGTCGGCGGCTTCAAATCGCTCCCGAACGCCTGGATGATGTCTCTGCAGTCGGGCTACTTCAACTTCGATATTCGTTTTACCGAGGCGAACGGTCCTGCCCTCATCCCAATGGATAAGTCCGGCGGTGAGCGCATCGAAGCAATGGTCGCCTCGCTCAACCTGCTTATCTTCACGACCCAGGCCGAATACTGGATCAGCGAGAGAACGCTTTCCAAGACAGAAGCACCAAACCACGTCCAGGCATCACGCAACGGCATCCGGCGCGGCGTGCCTGTCATCGAAAACGAGGGCGCAGCCATCTGGTGCCATGCCAACGGCGCCACCATGGGCGAACTGCGTTATACCGACGTCGAGGGCAACTTCGTCGCGATCGACACCTCTCTGCTTGCCTCGCATCTCCTGGAAGGCGTGGTCGACCAGGCATCGCGCAGATCGAGCGCGTCGATGGACGGCAATCTGCAGGCGATCGTCCGCGCCGATGGGCAGGCTCGCCTGGTGACGCTGTTGCGCGAGCAGGAGGTCACGGCCTATGCGAGGTTCACAGCCGACGGTCTGTTCAAGGCAACCGCCCGCAACGCGCGAAACGAACTGTCCTTCATCATGGACAAGGCTGGCCAGCGATCGCTGCAGCGTCTCGAGAACGGCCTGCTCCTGGACGAGGCGGTCGATTTTGCGTTCGGGTCTCCGGCAAGCACCGTCACAGGGCTTTCCCGTTTCAACGGGCGCGAAATCTGGGCGATCGGCGATGGTGACGTCTTCGGGCCCTACACCGTCTCCGGGGGAGCAATCGAGCTTCCGGTTCAGGTTTCAACGGTGACCGTAGGCACCTGGCGCCCGCCGATCGTCTCGACGCTCTCCCCTCCTCGGGAGGTAGGACCAAACACTGTGCTGAAGCGTCGCGCGAGGATCCACACCGTACATATTTCGATCGTCGACACCACGAGCCTCGCGATCGGGACGAACGGCGGCCCCATCCGGGAGGTGCAACTGCACCGCTATGGCGTTCTCGCCGACGTGCCGGAGCTAAGCCAGGGCGTCACCGGCGAAATCAAGATCTCCGGGTTGCGCGGCTATGCCGACGCCCCTTTCGTGACGATCTCCCAGGTCAGGCCCGGTAGACTGAACGTCCGCTCGATTACCGTCGAGGCTGCACTTTAAGGGGGATCTCGTGGCAGAAGCAGCTATTGCCGCTATCGGTAGTATTTTTGGAGGCCTCGGCCTTTCCGGTACGGCGGCCGCCGGCGGCGTGGCTGCAGGTGCGGGGGCCGCTGCCAGCGCCGGTTCCGCTGTTGCCGCCGGATCCGGCGCTCTCAGCGCGCTGCAGGGGTTCTCGACGATCCTGAAAGTTCTCGGCGGTATCGGCGCCGCGGCCGCATCCGCCCGGGCTGACAACCAGATGGCCGACCAGACCGAACTGCAGGCGGGACAGGAGCAGCTCGCCGGCGAGCAGCGCAAGACGAAGATGACCCGCGAGCTCGGCCGCGTGCTTGGAAACAACCAGGTCGCGTTTGCCGGCGCCGGCATCGATCTCACCCAGGGCATCGCGGCCGACAACGCCGCGGCGCAGAAAAAGCGCGCGGCCGAGGAAATCTCTATCGACCAGGAGGACACGGAATTCCGCCGCGCACTGTTGCGGATGCGCGCGACCGGCCTGCGTGATCGCGGCCGGGCGACAAAGGGCGGTGCCATGCTCGGAGCGCTTGGAGACGTCGCCGGGTTTGGCATGAGCCTTGCGGAGCGTGGCTGATGGCGAACCGTTCCAGCCGTAACCCGGGCCAGCTGGCCCGCTTCGACGCGACGGGCAACATCTCGCCCGACGTCCCCTCCTATGCCATCAACACCGGCCAGGCCGCGGCCGCGCTGGCAGAAGTCGCCGGCAGTCTTTCCGGCAAGCTTGGCCAGATGGCAGATCGGGCCGCCCAGCGCGAAGGGCGCATGGAGGCGTTAGCGCTGGCACAAAAGAATTACGCCGGCGCAGAAAGCGCGGG